CTTCCTCATCTTCATCCTCTTCGTCCTCATCGATGAGATCCTCTTCTTCCTCTTCGGAAATAGTATCATCATCGTCTAGGATCTCTTCGTCCTCGTCAATGTAGTCTTCATCATCATCGATTTCTTCTTCGCTGATGGTGTCATCATCTTCAAGGATTTCTTCTTCTTCGAAAAACTCTTCTGGCTGTGGCATTAGAATCTCCTTTATCTTCCCATATGTATAAAACTTAAAGTTTGGAAATGAAGTCCTTGAAGACTTCCAACTTTGCTTCTTCTAGTTCTCGGGATGTTGCCTTCTTGATGGTGTTCTTGTAGGAGGCAATGTGCCTCTCTGCAAGTACTCCGTTGTTCCATACCCACTCCTTGCCTTCCATGATGCCATTGACAAAGGCATTCGGGGCAGAGGGATCGGCTACGATGTCTACGGTGGCAAGGCTGAAGTCATCTTGTACCTCGTTGATTCCGTTCACTTGCTTGAGTGAACCCATTCCACGGGACGAGACTCCTAGACGCACACCTTCATCGATTAGATTTTGAACTATCTTTCCATATGGAGTATCAAGAATCTTTGCCTTGCCATAGACGGTGGCTCCGTCCATCTTGAGTTCCTTGATGATATGGCAGACGCGGTCAAGGTTGATGCTCGGACCTTCTGGATGTCCCATCTCTCCAAGCGAACGGCTGGTCTTGATGTACTTCTCATTGTACTTCTCGACCTCGCGCTCCATGATGGGCTTGCGATAGATCCTGCCGTTGTTGTTGACGCGCTCGGATTCCATGAAGACACCACGGATGAAGTAGTTCTTTCTACCACCACCGGCATCCTCAGAGAGGGTCTGAATGTTATCTTCCGTGTGTTCGGTGATCAGTAGCATCTTCGGCTCCTTTTAGCGGTACTTGCCCTTGTTTTTGGTCTTTGCTGCCTGTGCTGGTGTCAGGTTTCCTGCCTTGACTGCGGCATTGATGCGGGAACCAAGGACTTCATCCTTTGGTGACTCAACCTGTCCATCCTTGTCATAGTCCTTGCTAACCTTCTTCTTTGGCAAAGTGCCACCGCTATAGCGATTGGCAGACATGTAACCTTCATTCATTTCTTCGCAGTCGGTGCAACCAAATAGATTTGCTCCGACTTCCTGACGGGCAAGTTCAAGTTCATCTGCAACAGCAGAGAAAACAAGGTTCTTGGTGATTTCCTTGGCAGAGACGAAATCCTCGTCCATGATTGATTTGATTAGATCCCTAGAGGTGGTCATGATATTCTCCTGTAACTCTATTTATTTCTTCTTGGATGTTTGAGATTTCTTTGTGTCGGCTGGCTTTTTTTCATCCTGACCAGACATCTGCTGAAGCATAAGTTCATCGTGCTGTGCCTGTAGTTGCTGCTGGTTCTGAAGGTCTCCCATGAGCCTCTGAGTGTCTACCTGAGTAGTCACCTGGGTCGGCATTGCTGCCTCTGGATTCATAGCCTTTTCTTCCTCTATCTGTGCATTCATGTCCTCAATCTCTTCATCGGACATACGCATGATGTTCTTCTGCACGAAATGCCTTGAGAAATACTTGCCAATGTATGGATCAGCCGCTGTGACAAGATTGAGCCTTGTAGTGAGGGTTTCATTCTCCTTGGATTCGGTGAAGTAAGAATCCTTGCGGAACTCAAACCGAATGGCAGGATGCAGATATTCCCAATCTTCCTTTGTGATCACACCCTTGAGAATCAACTGAGTCTTTAGAAGTTCCACGAATAGTTCTGAAAACTTCTTACGAAGACGCTCAATGAATCTGAAGAACTTCAGTTCGTCTCGGGTGATCTCGGCTTGACGACCCATGTTGAAGCCGTTCTGATCAGTCTCAAGACGAGAAGTTGGTACATTGAGGGACTTGTATAGTTTCTTCTGGAAATAGAGAACATCATCCATCTGACCAAGGTTCTGACCGCCAGGTAGTGTGCTGATCTCGGTTCCCTTGCCACCTTCGCGTCGAGGAAGCCAGAAATCTTCAAGCATGGTCATGTGCCTTCGCTCATCCCTCAGTTCTCCCGTGGATGCATCATAGACCAACTTGTTGCGATAGCGATTCATGATCTCCTTGAGATACTGCTCTGCCTTATTTTTGGGGAGATTACCGACATCGATGTAGAACACTCTGCGCTCGGGCGCGCGAGAGAGCCTGTAGATGACCACGGCATCCTCGACCATCCTGAGTTGGTTGAGGGGCTTCAATGCCTTGTGAATATATGACAGAACCCTCTTCTTGCCCGCATCGAACAATCCGCTGTGGACATAGCAGATCGAATCGCTGGCAATCTTCACACCCTTGACAGGTGCAGCATTGATGAATGCTGCCGTGCTGTTGGATGTTTCCTCGCGATCATTGTAGAGAAAAAACTCGTCAACACTTGCCACAAGATCGGCATTCGTCTTCTTATCCTTCTTCTTCACAACATTTCGCACCTTGCGAATATGAGTTGATTCAACTGGTCGAACTTCAACAAGACCTCTGTTCGGATTTTCCTTGTCTATGATCTTGTGGTAGTAAAGACGCCCATCGATATACCACTTGCGGAAAATCTCATATCCCCTATCCTGAAACTTTAGCAGTCTCAAGATTTCATCAAACTCTTCGGTGATCTTTGCCTTGATCTTGGGAGAAAGACTCTTGCTGTCCACCTGTATCTCAACAGGTCTCTTTGTGTCATCAAATACAACTGCTTCATTGCAGATGTCATCGATAGCCATCTCGACTTCGGGATAAAGAGCCATTTCTCTATACTTCTTTATCATGTCGGCAGAGGATTTGATTCCTCCGTCGAAATCCATGTATGAACTGAAGTATACCCCCGATGAAATGGGGAAAGCCCCATCCTCATAGTCGGGAGGAGCAAATGACGCATTTGCAGTCACCTCTTCCTGCTTCAAGGTTGGGGCTGTCTTACCTGTCCTGCCAAACGAAAAACCAAAAAGATCAAAAGCCATTCATCTCTCCAAAGAGTTGATATTAGCCACCTGGCGTGAACGAGTTCAAGCCTGGCTTGGGATTGGCATCGGGCGTTCCGATGTTCGATGTGAAGTACGAATATGCAAGCGAGACCGAGAACTCCTCAATCTGATCCGATGCATCGTAACTGAGTTCGATTGGCGAGATTTCCGTTGGGAAGCAACCGACCAAGGTATATGCCTTGACGGGCTTTCCTGCACGGTCAAGTTGGTTCACCGTCCAGTCGCAGAACACAGGCTGTGCGAAGTTGATGAACTCATTGGTGGCGACATTCCTTTCTACCGACTGAATAGCATTCACCCATAGTTCAAATAGGTTCCTCAACTGGAACTTGTTGTCGTTGATGATAGTAATGGTCCAATCTGCGTATGTCCTGTCTCCAGGAACCTTGATCCTTCTACCGCGATATGGAATCTCAATGGTTCCCAAAGCGGTTCCTGGCAATGATGCAGAGCGCACAAGGAATGGGGTGAGGGGGCTTTCGGTTCCTCCGATTGATCCCTGAACCTCAAAGAGCGATGGCTTGACTCCCGCTCCCTGCATTGCATTGGCAAAGTTCTTGATGTTCATTTAGTTACTCCTGTATCCCTATTTATTCGTTGGTGGTTAGGTTGAAATCGCTTCTGGTCGCAATGAAGTTCAACTGCACAAAGTTGATGGACTTGGCTGGCTTGATGTAGATGTCAGCCACGAACTGATTGTTTGCAATCACTTCGGCAGTATTGTTTGTCTCGTCACAGACAATCTTGAAGTCGCTGATTCCGCGCTGTGCCTGTATGCTTGCGAGGAATGGGTTGACTAGATTGCGGAACTGCGAACGAGTGAACTCATCATTGAACTCGAATAGCGAATACTTTGCTGCCTTAGCAATAGCCTTTTCTACAGCAATAAAGACTCTACGGACATTGATGCGGTCAAACGCGCTTGGCTTGACAAGAAGTGTCTTATCTCCAAAGAGAGCAGTACCAGAGCCATCATTGAACTCCACGAAGAAGTTCACCTGATTCTTGTAGAGATCATCACGATTTGTCTTGCTGTAGTTGGTTTCAAGACGAATGACATTCTTGAGCATTCCGCGGGAGAATCCTGCGGGGGATTCCCATGCAATATCCTGTGCAGAGAGGATACCTGCCACATCGGATGACAAAGTCATCTTACGAATTTGATTGTTGAATGTATCAAAGTACAACTTGCGACCAGCAACAAGAATCGTGTATGAATTTGGAGGAAGATTCAATAGATTCTTCCTGTAGTTTATGGCATTGGTGGTTGCCTGAGAAGTGTGCTGTGTTGTAGATGCTGGCTTGGGAGTTGGAAGAACAAACAATGTATCCTTCCTTGTATCGATCACCGCATCATATACAGCCCTCTCTATTGCAGCAGTCTCGTTTGTTGAGTCATTTGCAACAGAGGTCTCCTGCATGAACAGGATATCAACGGCAGATTTATCAGCTGCAAACACGGTATAGGCATTTATCTTTTCCTGAGTGGTTGGAGCAGTCAGACTTTATGCACCAAATCCGAATGAAGACTCGTAGTATCCGTTTATGGTATAAGTTGTTCCATCAGGAAGTGTATAGCGGCTAGTGATATCACCAAATGCGGTAGTTGATGGAGAGAATGTTGATCCTCCACCAATATACGAGAATGGCTTGGTGAGGTAGACATACTGCGAGTTAGTATTGATGTAATCCTTGTAGTATACAGCCTCATTGCTTAGATTTCTTCCATCAGTAGCCTTTGAAAGAAGTTCGAACTTCTCAAGAATGGCATTCTTTGGACCAAACTTGCCACCAGCATCTATGACCGCAATGCTGATTTCATCATTTGATCCACCTTGAACTCTGGCATATTCCGATGTTCCAGGAACCTTGTCGAATATCCTGGTACCAGTGAAGTTCTCGCGATTTTCAACTGATGTCTTTGCAGTTGATCTTCCGAACTGCTTGAGTCCATATGCGATGTCTTCACGGACAGATGCTATTGTTCCTGCTGCTCCAAAAGTCAATCCCGTAACAGCAAGAGTAACACCATTTATTGTTTCGTAAAGTGTTCTTGGGGAAGAAGGAGTTGTCATTCCAAGAAGCAATGCCCAACCGTTGGTGAACTGAGTTGTTGCAGTATTTCCCTTGTCCTGATTGAACAAATCCTTGTATGTACGAGACCAAGTGTTTCTATAGAGTTCAAATAGAGTCTCATTGAATATCAACTCTCCAAAGTGGGCTAAGGTAGGACCACTTGTGTTTGCAAATGTAAATCCATACAACTTGACAACTGGTGCAGTT